GCAACAATCACTGGCTTGATGCAACCTACATGGCAGCGGCGGCTAGTGAGGGTTGCGGTGTCAAGTTGATTGCTCCAAGCGAGATCGAGGTGCAACCGAAGCATGTTAGCGGCGATCAGCCTAAGCAAACGAAGCCAGCACAGCAAGCCTACAGGCATGGTCAGCAACGAATCAAGCAGCGTCAAGGTGGATGGATTCCCAAGAGGAGAGGATGATATGGCGAATAAATCGAAAAGACCAAAGACGGTTATTTCAGTTCAGACAGATGAGGCGATGAAACCAATAAGGCGAGGTGTTTGCGTAGATTATGACCCTGTCGAAGATGTTTCATCTAGGACTAGGATTTACGATGACGATGGAAAATTGACGTATGATTCACTCGAAGATTGCAACCCTCAAGAGATACCGCATCCTGAAATTAGCCCTCTAACCAAAGAGGAAGAATCGATTGCTGAGACCATGCCAAGGTTTCGCCCTCGCGATTGCGTTCAGTGTACAGCAAGGCGACCGACACGATCTAGCTACAGTCGGGTCTATTGCACGAAGGGCAACACTCGCTACATCCGTTGCGGTTGGAAGCCTTGCGGATATCGGTACAAGCAAGTGGAAGAATAGTAAGCGGTTTACCATCGGCGTGGTAACAAGTCGCTATAGACGATTGAGAATGTTTGCTTGTCATGCAATCCTTGTTGCATGGCATCAGCGGCAAGTCTGTTAACGCTCATCGACGCAGCTATTGAGGCTCTCGTTACCGGAGGGGCTCAGCAGTATTCTATTGGCTCAAGGACGGTTACAAAGCTTGACCTAAAGTCGCTCTTTGAAGAACGACGGATGTTGCAGCAACAGGTCGAGCGTGAAAGCGGTTCCGGTGGCGTTACTCTCGGTCGATTGTCGAGGGCTCGCCGATGATCGGAAAGATGCTCGATTCTGTTATCACGGCTATCAGCCCTACAGCGGGACTCCGACGGGCTCAAGCTCGAAAGGTGCTCAGGTCTTTTACAGGGGCCGAACCTTCGCGAATCTCATCGAGTCGAAAGCCAAAGAACAATCCAGCAGACATGGAGCTATCAGGGCCATTTGGGGCTGATACGCTTCGGGCATGGGCTCGGGACTTGGTGCGGAACAATGCTTACGCATGGGGCGTGGTTGATACCATTGTCTCATCGGTGGTTGGGTGTGGCATCAAGGCCCAGAGCCAGTATGAGACTCCAAGCGGTGACGACATCGAATCGATCAATGATCAGCGGGATAAGGTTTGGTCGGAGTGGGCGGAAGTTTGTGACGTAAACGGGAAATACACTCTCGATGAAATCCAGGCTATTTGCCAACGTGAGATGGTAGAGGCCGGAGAGGTGCTTGTACGGCTCATTAGAACGCCGGGCAAGGTCTATCGAGGTATTTATCGTCCAGTGCCATTGGCTCTTGAATTGATCGAAGCTGACAGGCTTGCCGGGGATAAAGACAACTACGCAGCAAGACTGACTCCGGCTGGTGACAATCGAATCATTCGCGGGGTTGAGGTTGACGATCTTGGTAGGCCAGTTGCTTACTGGGTCTACAAAGATCACCCATTGCAACCATACGCAGTAACCAGGACTCCCGAGCGAGTGCCTGCCCATGAAATCATGCACCTATACAGGCAGGATCGCATCGGCCAGACGCGGGGCGTGACTTGGTTTGCTCCGGTGGTTACTCCGGTGCGTGACCTTGGTACTTATCTTGACAACGAACTACAGGCTTCGGCGGTAGCAAGTTGTTTCACGGTGGCGATCAAGACTGATACACCACTTGGGAATATGATAGATCCCGATGGAATCGGAAACACCGATTCCGCAGGCAATAGCTTAACACATGTCGAGCCAGCGATGATTATGAAGCTTCGCCCTGGTGAGGATGTTGTTGGGCTCAATCCTGGCCGTCCTAACTCAGCGGCAGAGCCTTGGATCGCTTTGATCCTCCGGCAGATCGCAGTCGGTACAGGGCTCTCCTATGAAACCGTGGCAAGAGACTACAGCCAAACGTCCTACAGTTCATCGCGAACAAGCCAATTGGAAGATCGTCGGCGGTTCCGATGTTGGCAGAAATATTTGATCCGGCATTTGCTTCAACCCGTTTGGGATGCTTTTCTCGACGCGGCGGCACTCAGTTCTATCCCCTCGTTTCCCACCTCCAGCGAGCTACTGAGTGACCGTCGCACTTTTGCCCCTGTTGAATGGATGACTCCTGAGTGGGAATGGGTCGATCCGGCAACAGAGCAAGCAGCGGCTAAGGATGCAATTGAATCGTTCATGAGTGACTACCAAGCCGAGCTAGGTGCAAGGGGTCGATCGTGGCGAGCGGTCATGTACCAACGCGCTAAAGAGAACGCACTCAAGAAAAAGCTAGGCCTACTAACACCGCAAGAGCAACAGCTAGCGATTTCGGCGGCTCAATCGGCATCGGCAACACCTCCAGAGGCTCAAGCAGTCGTTGCTCAACGCATAATGCGAGATTGCGGGACCGGTGCTGGTGGTTTCAAGGAAGGGAACACTTGCGGCGGAGGAGGATCGTCAATTGGTAGCGGTAGCACCGGAGACGTTTATCAAAAAGATGGAAAGGTCTACAAAAACGCCACAATAAACGGAAAGAAAACAAAAGAGGCCGAGGTGTATTCTGCGTTAAGCGGAAAGCCTGGGATAAGCGAAGGTGGCTTGGAAGGAGACAAGATTGTAACTCCTTTTTATAAAAACATCATAAGCGTAGACGCTATCGAATCGGATAAGCGTAAGACGCTTGCCCCTGTAATTGAAAAGGGGAAAGACGAAATCTATTCAGCGGTAAGCGAAATGTCATCTGCTGGATATGACTACAACGACGTTTTGCAGTTCGGTGTTTCTTCTGACAAAAAACCGAAACTGTTTGATTTTTCAGCGGCACAAAAAACAGATTCGCAAGATTCTGCGTTGAGAGAAAACGCTGGACACTTGAAATCGTTTTTTGAACAGTTCGGAATGAGCAAAGAAGCCGCAAGAGTTGACAAGGTTGCAGATATCTTTTTAGGCTCGCGCGGTCTTGCTGACGACGACGGATCTATAGATTTCATGGATGATGCGATTGCAAATCAGATAAGAAAGCTCTCGGAGAATCTAGGCGGTAAAAAGCCAACGCACGCATATTACGCAAGCAACGCAAGACAAGTAGGGGTAGGCGGAATAGCACAGACTGAACACGAAAATGGACTAAAGATCATATTGTCGTCTGGTCCAATCGCAAAATCAGATGTTAGCAAATGGGAGTTAACTCCTGTGTTCTCTTTGTCATCGGACTCGCAAAGGAGAACAGCCAATGCCCTATGACGCAAAGACTACAGCGGCTTGTCCGATCGCTAAGCCTTGGGGCGTTTTCAAAAGTGACGAACGTCAGCTTATGGGATGCCATGCAAGCGAGGCCGACGCTAACGATCAGATCGCGGCTTTGTACGCAAGCGAACAGGTCGAGCGTGCAAAGTATGACGGCATTGACTTTACACCTCCCGAGGGAGTGCGTGAGGAAGCTAAGCAGGGCCTTAAATGGAGGCGCGAACACAATCGCGGCGGGACTCCGGTCGGCGTTGCTAGGGCTCGTGACCTATCGAATGGCAAAGAGATCAGTCCCGATACGATCGGACGCATGGTCAGCTACTTTGCTCGTCACGAAGTGGACAAGAAGGGCGAAGGATGGAAGCCAGGTCAAAAAGGATTTCCGTCAGCGGGTCGGATCGCTTGGGCTCTTTGGGGAGGTGATGCGGGTCGTTCTTGGTCAGCAAAGGTAAAGCGACAAATGGAATCGCAAGACAAGGTTGAAAGGATCGCTTCGGTGCCAAAGATCCAGAGAGCATTTCAGGCACCAAAAGACGGTAAAGCGGTCATTGCTACAGAGACTCCGATCGAGATTTACGATTCGGAGCGTCGGCAAACGATCCGTCAAGTTCTTTTGATGGATGGCGTTCAGTTCCGCAATGGCAAGAACCAACTACCGATCGTCGATTCTCATAATGATAAAACGGTTCGCAATGTGTTTGGCTCGATCCGAAACATCTCGATTCAAGATGGTTCGCTCGTTGGTGATGCGTCATTCGCATCCGACGAAGAATCTCAGATTGTGGCGACTCGATACAACGAGGGCCATCTTAACGACTTCTCGATTGATGCACAGATCCTAGCGAGGGTCTTTGTTCAAGAGGGTCAAACGTACACCACCCGACAAGGCAAGGTGATCGAGGGGCCAGCGGAAATAGTAACCGCATGGGAACCTCACAACGCTTCGATCTGTGCAACGGGCGCAGATCCGAATTCTACTGTTCGACGGTCTTATGACCAAGAAGAAAGGCAGGCAGGCATGTCAGAAGAGCTAATGGCTCAGTTGAAAGCCCTTGGTCTCCCAGAAGGGATGACCGATGCGAGCGAGATTATCAAGTGGATGGCAGACCACATGGAAAAGCCATCGCTTGAAGTTGAAATGATGGCAGAAGATAAGCCATCCGAAGAAATGGCAAGGGCCGAAGAAAGCAAGCCCGAAGATGAGGCAATGCGAATGGATGAGAAGGTACAAGAGGAAGTGACTCGACAACTCAAAGCAGTTGACGAACGACGCAAGGCAATTATCTCGGCGGGGACTCTAGCAAAGGTCGAGCGTGCCTTTGTGGATGAACTGGTCGAATCAGGATGTTCTGTGCAAGACGCTCAAGAAAGGATCATCCGAAAGATGAGCAATTCCCCAATCGGACAGACTGTCGGCAGCGATGTTCGCGTTACCGAGTCGGAGCATGACAAGTTCGAAGCAGCAGCTAAGGCTGGATTGATTCAGCGATGCTTCCAAGGGACTGTCAAACAAAAAGCCCCGCAAGTTCAAGGGTCGGAAGATTTCCGCAACCTCGGAATCTATCGGCTTGCTGAATTGTGCGTTCGTCGCATGGGCATCAATCCAGAGAAGTACAGTCGAGCCGACGTTGCTCGAATGGCGATGGGTCAAGATAAGGCTTTCAATCGACTCAACATTCGTCGATCGATGGAAGCCTACCACACGACCGGAAGCTTTCAAAACATCCTGCTAGATGCAGCTAGCAAGACGCTCCGAGCGGCTTACGAAGAAGCTCCATACACTTGGTCTTTGTGGGCTCGTCAAGCTCAATCGGTCGATGACTTCAAAAACATCAACCGCATTCAGCTCGGCGAATCTCCAAACCTCGAAATGGTTCCCGAAGGGGCTCCATACCCTGAGGGTCAAGTCGTCGATTCCAAGCGATCCTACAAGGTCGAGAAGTTCGGTAAGAAGTTCTCAGTCTCTTGGGAAACTGTTGTTAACGACGACCTTGACGCATTGTCTCGCATCCCAGCGATGCACGGCAACGCAGCACGAAGGACGCAAGAGAAGGTCGTTTACGATGCTTTGCTTGCCAACCCAACGATGGCCGACGGCTTCGCTTTGTTCAGTGCATCGCACACAAGCGGCACTAACATCACTGCATCTTCGGTTGCTGCTCCAAGCGTTACGACCTTGAACGAAGCGTTCAAGCTGATGTCCTTGCAAAAGGGTCTCAGCAGCGATGTTTACCTGAACCTTTCGCCTCGCACTTTGCTTGTCCCGCAAGCATACGCAGCGACCGCATTGGAACTAGTTAACAGCCAGTCTTACGCTCAGAGCAACGGCAATGAAGGCGTGATCAACATCTACGGAGTCAATGGCGTTCGTCCATTACAAGTCGTTGCGACTGCTTTGCTAGATGCAAACAGCGCGACCAACTGGTATGCGATCGCCGACAACGCTCAAGTCGATACCGTCGAAATCACGTTCCTCAACGGCGAAGAAGCCCCAGTGCTTGAGTCCGAATGGAACAAGGACAATGACACTTATCACTACTACGTCCGTCAATCGATGGCCGCAGCAGTGATCGACCATCGAGGTATCTTCGGCAACCGTACCTAGTCCGGTTGATTGACCTACAGCCCTGGTCGGCGATGGCCAGGGCTTTCTTTGACAGCGACAACACAACAAAAAAGGAAAATAAGACATGAGCGGATTTGTTAACCATGCCAAGTTCGAGGATGATTTCTTCGGCGGCAAGACCTACGCGGCAACTGTCGGCGAAGGCAATTGGAAGATTACCGACACCTCCTCTAGCGGAACTCCAACCTATGTTTCGGTAAGCCCATCGGCTACCGGGGAAATCGCGTTGACCTTCGATAGTGCCAACGAAATTCAGAATGTTTGCTTGGACTTCGGCGACAAGCTTTGCTTCGACATCGACAACATCCAGCGAGCTGT